AACTTAAAAGTAAGTGGGAATTTATGGATTAACAGCACCCCTAACTTAGATACAAACAACTTACCAAGTTCATTGGTAGTTAAAGGGGAAATTTACAAATGACATACAGCGCAACAAGCCCATACTACGAAACAAAAATTACTAAAACTGGTTTAGGAATGATGGTTAATAGACCCATTCCCAAACTACAAAGTGATATGACCTTTGAAATTAACACAACATATAATCATCGACCTGATTTATTAGCATATGACTTATACAAAGATGCTGATTTATGGTGGGTATTTGCACAACGCAATCCAAACACATTAGTTGACCCTTTGTTTGATTTTAAGGAAGGCACTTCGATTCGTATTCCAACATTGGATACACTTAGAAATGCACTAGGATTCTAAGATGGCAGGTAGAGATTATCGTCAACAGCAACGTATTAAGCAAAAGAACTCATCTGCAGATATAGTTGAAGCAGATAAAGCATCTGCTGTAGATAAATCAAGAGTTACTAATCCACCACAATTGAGCCAAGATGGTAGTGGTACAATTAATATCACAAGCACTAGTGATGCTTTGTATAGCAATTTACCGAATGGTATCTTTAATTCAAATGCAAAAACTCCAAACATATTAATTACTGATGCACCAACGGGCAGATTAAACGGAACAATTCCAGGCGAAAGTGTAATTGATGGAGTACAACAAGTTAGTAGCAAAGATGGTGATACCGATGCAAAAAGTGTCGCAGGTGAAGGACAATCAACTATTGCCGCAGAATTCTTAGAACCGATTACGCCAAAAGGAAACCCGTTTAAAGGATTCGCTACAATGACGTACAGTGTAAGTTTGTACTTAATGGGTGTAAAGGAATACTCTAGTATGATTTCATCAGGTGTTAAGACTGTTAAAGGTTTAACACTACTGTTGCAAAGTGGTGGTATATCCAAAATGCCAGAAGGCAACCACGGTGCAAAACGTAGCAAACGTTATTTCCAAAAGGATTTTTACATAGATGATATAGAACTTAAAGGACTTGTATCAGGAACCTCTGTTGGTTCCCCACATAATCAGTTTCAAACATCATTTACTATTACAGAGCCAAATGGATTAAGTTTTTTAGAAAACTTGCACGGTGTTGTACAAGAATACAACGTTAGTAATGGTATTAGTACGGATAGAATCAACTACGCCGCACAGAATTATTTAATGGTTGTGCGTTTTTACGGATATGATAAAAATGGAAAGCAAATAACAGGACGTGATATTGGTGTAAGTGAAACACTCAGTGATTTAAGTAGCATATCCGAAAAGTTTATTCCATTTCAATTCACTGGAATACAATTTGCATTAGAGAATGCAGTAGTTAAGTACAAGTGCGATGCGGTATGTCCACAAACACAAATACCATTTGGTGTTGCTAACTCAACAATTCCATTTAATGCAGAATTATTTGGACAATCTGTTGGTGCAGTACTAACAGGTAAGTTAAGCAATAAGGATTTGCAAACTGAGGACGAGCATAAAGAAAATCAAAATGCTGACCCTGAAGCGGATGCAGTTTATGACCAAAATGTATCATTAGTCGACGCATTGAACTCAGAACAAAAACGTCTAGTTGAAGATAAGCAGTACGAAGTACCACACAAGTACGTTATTGAGTTTGAAAAGGGAAGTAACATTGATAAGGCGTACGTAATTACGACAGGTGAGTTCACAGACAAAGATAATGTTCCAATGATGGTCAAGAACCAACAGTCATTACTTACAAACAAAGGTTTCTTCGACAAGAATAAGAAACTATTTTCGTTTACTGCTGGTCAGTCCATTGTGCAAGCAATTGATATGATTATTAGAACAAGTACGTTTATATCAAATCAACAAGATATTACGATTGACGAAGTTACAGGCAAGGTCACTAAGAAAGAGAAAGCACCTGCTGTATTGCAGTGGTTTAAGATTAGAACACAAGTTACACCTCTTGCGTATGACAGTAAGAGACATGATTATGCGTACGAGATTAAGTACGTAATATCACGTTACCAAATCAACAACATACGTTCTCCTTATTTTGGTCCATCGTACTTTAGAGGAACACATAAGGAATACGATTATTGGTTCACTGGAAAGAACACAGAAGTTCTTGATTTTAGACAAGAGTATAACTACTTGTACTACCAAACGTTTGGTGGTGACATGGGTGTTCCAAAGATGCAAAATAATGCTAGAGAACTAACAAAGCAAGTGTATCAGAACAGTAGTTCGGATTCGGCACAAGGCAGTAAGAACAGAAGGAATGAAGGGTCAGCGAACGCCGCTAGTTTACTGTATTCCCCATCAGACCAAGCAAATGCCCAATTAACAATCGTTGGAGACCCTGATTGGATGGCGCAGAGTGAAATATTTTACTCACCTGATGCAACTGGTGTTGGACTAGGTCCATTTATGCACGACGGTTCTATCAACTACGATGCAAGTGAAGTACTCTTTTCCGTTAATTACAATACAAATGTTGATTATGATTTAAAAACTGGAATTGCTGACATGGGAACAGGCGATTCACGAATGAGTTTAATCTATCGTGCAAACACAATCACAACAAATTTAAGTGATGGAAAATTTACACAGTTATTGGAGGGAACAATGATGATGTTCCCAACAGCGGAACAAGCAGAAGCAGAGGTAAAAGAGAAGGAAGAAAATTTTGGAAATTTATCAATAACGGAAGAAGGCGACACAGATTCGTTCGGTAATCCAATTGATACTAATTTCGAAGGAACTATTGCTCCACATTTTGAGGAAGCAGATAGAATTGCGGCTAGAATGAACGAAGGGATGGATGACGACTAATGGCTGATGATATATTAAAAAGTAGAGGACGTACCAAAGGGTACAAATTAGACAGAGGCGGAATGCCCGCTGATACAGGTCCTTTTATTGCTGAAATAATGAACAACGTTGACCCTACTAGAAATGGGCGTATCCAAGTTTACATTGAAGAATTTGCTAAAGGCGACAAGAACGACCCAAGTGGTTGGAGAACAGTTAGTTACTTAACACCGTACTACGGTAAAGTCGAACATAATGGAACAACAGAGGGCGTAGGTACATCAGTTGGTAACGCACAGTCATACGGTATGTGGTTTACTACCCCTGACATTGGCGTTAAAGTGATGTGCTTCTTTGTAAACGGTGACCCAAGATACGGTTATTACACTGGTTGCATTCCTGAAAGTGGGTTAACACATATGATTCCTGCAATTGCAGATAACGTTACTGAAATTAATCATAAAGATAAAGCAATTTCAGAAGACCCACGCTTCTACGAAAAGCCAAAACCCAAACATTCATCGGTTACTGCTACTATGTATCAACAAGGGTTGGATAAAGATACAGTACGCGGTACAATTGACTCATCTGTGCAACGCGAAAGTCCTAGTAATGTGTACGGTATTAGTACACCTGGAAGACCAGTGTACGCTAATGGTATGTACGATACCAACATCAAAGAAACACTTGCAGGTGAACTAGAACCTCAGGATATTAAGATAGTTGGTAGGCGTGGTGGACACAGTCTTGTTATGGACGATGGTGACTTAGAAGGCAAGAACCAACTAGTAAGAATACGTTCTGCAACAGGGCATCAAATCACTATGTCCGACGACGGCGAATGTTTTTATATTACACATGCCAATGGGCAAAGTTGGTTAGAGTTTGGTAAGTCAGGCACAATAGATTTATATAGTTCCAATAGTGTTAATGTAAGAACACAAGGAACAATCAATTTGCATGCAGACGAAGACATTAATATCAATGCAGGTAAAAATTTCAACGTGTACACTGGCGAAAACATTAATATCGAGTCCAAGATGAAAACAAGTTTATTATCTGCAACAGGTACCGATGTTAAATCTATCGGAAATGTTAATTTAGAATCAAGTGCAGGTGTTTCAATTGGCGGTTCCCGTATCGACTTGAATAAGAGTGGGGCAAGCACAGTTACAACAAGTATTACACCAATGATTCCAACCGAATACACAGATATTGAGTTAAAAGAAACTGGTTGGATTCCAGAAGAGACTCCAACTCTTAAATCTATTACATCAAGAGCACCAACGCACGAACCTTATAGTTTACATAACGAACCTGCTCCTGACCTAACAAGTCCAATTGACAGAAGTAAGTTAAATACACAGGTAATTGATTTAATTAATAATTTAAAAGTGGAGCCACCTAAGTACTCATGAGAGTTAAAGATATAGTTGAAAATTTAGATAAAGATACATATTTGCACGGTAAATGTGGGTTATTTGCAATTGCTCTTAGTAAAGTATCAGGTCTTCCTGTGTACAGCACATTCGAATACGACAACAGTATAGATAAAATTGCTTTAGTTCACGCTTACGTAAAAACAGACGAGAATACAATTATTGATGTTAAAGGAACTAGAGATAAGGAAGGGGCATTACAAGAATTTCCAGGATACGATACATGGGAAGAAAAAGTATCATATGATGATATTCTAAAAATAGGTGGCGGAGATATGAACGATGTTAATCGCATACTACCACAAGTCAAACAGATGTGGGATAGTGGAAAACTACATAAAGATGCAGATGAGGAGTTCTAAATGACAACATACATAGGATACAATACAATAGGGCAAGTTAAGAAATTCACACTAACTGACCGTGAGTTAGTGAAGCGTGACTTACTTAATTCAATTATGATTCGTGAAGGCGAGATGCCTGGTCGACCAGAAGTTGGAACAAACATTTGGAGTTATGTATTTGACCCAAATACAGATGATACTGTACGTAAGATTAAAGCAGAGATACAACGCTTAATTGATGCCGACCCTAGAATACAAGCAGAAGAAGTCAATGTGTACGCTAAAAATCACAATATATTAATTGAGATGAACGTTAGAATTCTTCCTGATGTTAATTTGGAAGTTATTAACTTAATGTTTGACCAAAATACTAACACTGCTAAGTTTGCGTAATGAACATCTATAAATTCCATTCTAATCCAGATGAGTTAATCGGGCACACAAGTAGAAATTTCTACTTCGGAGACGAAGCAAAAGAACTAATACTCCAAGGAAAAGAAGTAACTAAAGTTATCGGGGATT